CTACGGCACCAACGCGAAAGAGTGTATCTCTTACCTAGCAGTACCAAAGAAGAAGATGAGTCAAGACGTTTTCCTCGATGAAGTCATGAACATGATATATGCAGACACAGGCTCATACCCCTACAATGCAGAAGACGTGTGCTGCGATTTCATTCGATATTTAGAAAACTATGTTAGACCTGGTGCTTCATACGAGCATTTAGATTTAGATAACGTTTGGAATTCTAGTAATTTTATTCATCCTTATGGACGACAGAGGGCGATGCTAGAATTAGGTTTGGTGAAAACATTTAATGGAATGAATGCTCATCCATCAGATGATAAAGTTATATCATCTAATAATATGACTGAAAAAGAGTATATCGCTAAAGTGAAGATGCTTTATCCAAACGCCGTTGTTCCCAATACTTTTTCCTAGCAATTGACATCTTCAATTTAGTTTCATCATCATGATTTTTGCCTGTCATAGCAGACTTACCATACATAGGATTATTTTCTCCGGCAAATTTTCCGGAGTTTGCCTCAGATATTTTTGACTTGTGTTCTTCTGAAAGTTTTTTATCTTTCCAATATGGATTTATGAATGCTGGATTATTTTTAGTTTTCCATAGATGTTTTTCGCTGCATTTTCTACCGGAACCACCTTCTCCTCCATCGGTTAAGTTTCTCAATATCCCGGTTTTTTTATCTTTTCTTCCATACCATTCGATGTATCTTCGCTCTAAGGCTAATGCCCCAATCTCAGATAAATTTCTTTCTAAGAATATTATTTTTGATTTATCTGGAAGTCTCACTTTATGACTTTGCTGTTTATAAGCTCTGTCATTTTTCCCTTTTCCGATATAGTATGGAGTGTTATCGTCCCTTAAGTACGCATAGACGTAATAAATAAACATGCTGATTCTCCTATTAGAATTAGAGTAGATGGAACTGGTACTTCGCGATCTACACCTTTATTTATATGATCGATGCTTTTAGGAATGTAAAAATATGCAAAACGATCTGATGCAGTTTAGTGATGAGCCATACGACAACATAACGTACGAAGGTACTTGTGATGTCCCGCTTAAGAACGGTAAACCAACACGTAGCTGGATGAAGGATTGGACACAAGAGCAGAGACTTGATAAGTTCTTCGAGTTCTGTTCTGTGTTCGACAAACGTGAAGACAAACTCTTGAGGGAAGACTATCAAATCTTCTCTCATCGCTTACATTGGCACGAGCATCCCTTCTGTGACGTCATGAAAGACGTCAAGTCGTCTCGTGATCGTCTATACTACACGCTCGTATTCTCGTTCAGCAACGAACATTGGGGGACACTCACAGACCTCATGACAAGAGGTGAAGAGTACTGTCGAGATAAGTTCAAAGAGACGCGTCATGCTCGTAACGACCTGTTCCAGATATACTATCCAAAGGGCACCAATGTAAAAGAATGGCTCATAAGCGGACCTAAGAAAGCTGCTGAAGACATGCATCACGTGCTTGAAGGGGTGAAGAAGCCTTACACGATGATGCAGTTTGCTAAGATCATGGAGAAATATTTTAAGGAGCATCAGGGGTTCAGGAGTCCGCTTTATCCATGTAAAAATACTGCACGCTACATCGCGATGGCGTACCCTCACCTTGTTGACCCAGAGTCTGTACTGTTTGGTGGCACAGGTCACTTTGATGGCATGCACCAGATCTTCGATGGTCAAAACTTAAATGGCAAAGTGAAGTATAATGTAGACAGCAACGGGGAGTTCATCCCAGAGAATGCCCAAGGAGAACTGTGGCTTACGCAGATGGCCACACTAGTCAACCATCCAAAGAACCCTATGCGCGAGCAGAAGTGGTTGAACGTCGAGGATAAGACGTGCCTATATTACAAACACGTTGCCATAAATCATGGAGTCAAATCGCCAACTAAACGTATCCCATACACGTGGATCTTCCCAGATACTTTTGACCTAGCTAAACGCGAAGACAGAAAGACCGTTTTCATATAATCATGAAAGTAATAACTAACCCAATCAGTAACATCCCTAAGCTAGCCAACTCGCACGTGCGCGGTTGGTCACAAGTTTGGGCTGAACAACTTGGAGCTGAGATCGATCATCGATGCAGTCCCGCGATCTTGAAGGCCGAGACGGTATACATCGAGCATGGTGTAAACTTTGGAGGTACGCTTAACCTCTTTGGAGGAGCGACTGAAGAGATATACGATCGGATCAATACGATCATGAGTTGTGACAGCAATGTCATATCGCTAGATCATGATATGCCTAACTGGGGAGAGCAACTTAGATCTCGGATCGGTGCTCCTACTACCTACAAAGCTATCGACGAAGCATGGTGTGACAAGCTATCTAAGTGGTGTAAAAGCATCTCTACGTTCAGGCAAGAAGATATGTTTTGGCTTGACGGTGTGTCGGTAGGAGATAGTCATACTCCTGCGTTCTCGCGCAAGCGAGACGTTGTGCTTCGTGAGAATGGCAAGACTCTGTTTGGATGCCTTCGCAGAGGACTCAAAGGAGAACTAAGATCTATGACGACGATGAACGAGATCACGTTCTCTTTAGGATCGATCGACATACGACACCATCTCCTTAGGTACGAAGACAACCTCGAAGAGATGATCAAAGAGTATGTCAGACAGGGGAAAGAGATCGAGATGGAGTACGCTGCAGAAGTAACGTACGCAGCTCCAGTACCAGTAGAACATGAAGGTCGTAAGTTGCCAAAGACTGGTTACTTCAAAGGCACCCCATTCTTTGGGTCTCGTGAAGATCGTTTGGCTCTTACCTTCAGGTTCATCGACCTACTGAAGAAACATAGCGGTAACAAAGTAGTCATGCCTCCAGAAGAGTGGTATCATATGGACGGCGAGAAGTACGCAAAGACTTATATGGAGAACAGTTCAAGCGTTCACATCTCTCCAGAGTACTACCGTCGCTATGGTTGGGGAAGGCAAGACAATTCTCTTGAGAACTTTTTCATGTAAGGATACCATGTTCACGATCACAGAAGATACAGGAAACAAAGACATCCCGATGGGGATGGATAGAGCCGACGCACGTGGATACTACCTAGAGCTATGGGGTAAGTTTGATAGCAAGGTAGAGAAGCCAGTCGTCGAGGAGTTTGAAGGGAAATATATCCTTCGCTCAGACTTGGCTCCAGGAGGGTTAAAGGCTTTCGGCGGTGAACGCGTCATCGCTGAGACTGACAAAGATACCTTGGTCTATGTAGCTCCTCGACAAGGCCACGCGCCTGATGCGATCGCGATGCTAGCTGCTATGTACAACAAGAAGGTCGTCTTCTTTGCGCCTGCATCTAATGAGGTGTCAGACCATCAAGGTGCATTGTTTGCTTACCCACACGTAGAGGTTCGATTCATCAAGATCGCAGCGATGCCTACGATGAACGTGTACGCGAAGCGATGGGCCGAAGCAAACAACGCTCAGTACTTACCGTTTGGTTTGACTGGGAACGAGATGGTCACTGCTGGATTGGTTAACATGTGTCGTAACGTGAGTGAGCAGCTTGGTAAAGATCCAACCGAGATCTATTGTGCTGTGTCTACAGGGACGATGATCCGTGCTCTCCAGATAGGTTGGCCTAACGCGACTCCGTATGGTATCGCGGTCGCACGTAACATCCATAAAGGAGAGAAAGGCGATGCGATCCTTGAGTCTGCTACGATGCCTTTCCTGAAGCCTCATCCTTGTGCAGAGAGGATGCCAGTACCTTCTACTGCAGCGTACGATGCAAAAGCTTGGGAGATCTTCGAGAAGAAGGGTGCACCAGGATCAATCTTCATCAACGTTGGTTCAGACCAACACATCAAACGAAACTTAGGTAGCGTTGACATCAATCGCATCAACAGTCAACGAGAGTGGCATGACATGGAAGACATGACACGATGTCGCATGTACAAAGATATGGTATAATCAAGGGACCGCGAGGTCCCTTTTTTATAAATATACTACAAGTGTCATTTCGGAGATTTTATGAGTGCAGCATCAGATAAGTATGAAAAAGACGTAGCAGAATATGTTAACAAGATCCCAGGGGTAAAGGCAGAAAGACCTCCAGGAAATACAGCGTATGCTGACGTGAAGGTTACGTTTAAGGGTGTAACTTCTTGGATGGAAGTTAAGATGAATCACACCGATAACCTATCTAACCCTCGCGTATTTTATAAAGACGGAAAATGGAGTACCACTTACGATACTCCTTCTGCTAAAGCTGCTACAGATATCTTGAACTCGTCTCCGATGGCTAAAAAATTCTTGGCTGATATCGCGAAATTTTCAGGCATACCGTTGAAAGATTTAAAGATCCCAACTACAAAAAGCGGTCTTAAAGAAGAAGGTGCCGTCCCGCTTCATGTGATGAAGAAATACTTTTCTCAACCTAGTGTTAATCGGTATATCGCTAACAGTGAAAATATGGATCTTGGGAAGATAGTGACAGACCACTATACTCAAGGTAAAGCTCAACCAGCATACTATATGCAAGCTGGAGATGACTTCTATCGCATTTCAAATAGAGATCCATTTAGGTTGGGGATGTCTATACCATTACTTTCAGGAAATGGAGATTTTAAGGTTAGAGTTTCTACACGCACAGAATTTTACGAAGTTCAGGCCGAAATAAAGATCAAAGATATGCCTGACAGTAAATATTCTGTTAAGCCAGGAACAAAAAAGTTAAACCCTTTCCTATCTAAGTAAAGATCTCTCCATGCAAAAACTTACCGAAGAGAAGAACACTCACATGGAACATGTAGAAGATATCATGTTCAATGAAGGAGTAAATGGCACTAGGAGAGCTATAAATTTTCTTCGCGACCTAAGAGATATGCTTTCTGGAAACTCGAAAGATTCTATCTCTGCCACCGTTAAATGGGACGGTGCGCCAGCGGTATTCGCTGGCATCGATCCAAGAGATGGAAAGTTTTTTGTTGCCAAGAAAGGCATCTTCAATAAGTCTCCTAAAGTATATAAGACGAACGCCGAGATAGATGAAGATACGACCGGAGACCTTGCGAGTAAGCTTAAGGTTGCTTTGAGGGAGTTAAGCAAACTTAACATCAAGTCTGGTGTCTATCAGGGTGACATCATGTTTACCGATGATAAGAAAGCGGAGACCATCGAAGGTCAAAAGTATATCACGTTTCACCCGAACACGATCGTTTATGCTGTACCTTATGATAGTGATCCAGGGAAGAAGATCAGGTTAGCTAAGATAGGCGTGGTGTGGCATACGACGTATACAGGAGACTCGTTCGAAACCATGCAAGCCAGCTTTGGAAAACCTATCGTATCTAAGATGAATAGTGTTGCTAGCGTATGGATGGACGATGCTACCTACCGTGATGAATCTGGAACTGCAACGTTTACGAAGAGCGAGACTGCAGCGCTTAATGATATCCTTTCTAAGATAGACAAAACATTCAATACTATACCTGCTAACGTGTTGAATGATATAGCACAAAACGAAACTCTGAAAACGTTGATAAAAACGTTCAATAACTCTAAGATCAGGAACCGTCAAGCTTCAGTTAACTCGAAGGAACATGTCAGAGAACTCTTAGATTATATCTCGAATAAGTTTAAAGGTGAAGCTGAAAAGATGAAGACTCAAGCTGGAAAAGCTAAAGTCGAAGAGAACAAGAAGAAGATCATGTCTTACTTCGCTAACAATGATATGGATAGCATCGCAGCAGTATTCGATATCATGATCATGATGACTAACGCTAAGATGATGATCATCGACAAACTAAACCAAGCGAGCTCTACACGCACGTTCCTTAAAACCAAGGATGGTATAAAATCAACTAACGTTGAAGGGTATGTAGCGATCGATAGGTTGACAGGCGGAGCAGTAAAGATAGTTGATCGGTTGACCTTTAGCTATTCAAACTTCTCTCCTGAGATAATCAAAGGATGGCAGAGATGATATCGTTTAAGGAGTACTTATCTGAAGGCATAGTTGGTGAACCTATGCGCCCAGAAGATATGTTAAAACATGTTGGAAAGACAAAGTTTAACTCTGTCGTTAAGCATGATTGGTTTAAAAAGTACTTCCAAAATAAGAACATCGCGATGCAATACAATAAGACTGACACTGGTCTAGATCACATGGTCGTCGCTCATGGAAATGAAGGTGGGTATCGTCGACGCGCTGAATTCCACTTTTCACGCAGTGGACGCAAGATAGATAACGTTCATCTAGCTCAAAATAAAGATGATGAAAGGCGTAACGGTATGTTAGTCTGGAATCACATAAAATCAGAAAGAGAATTATGATTAGTTTCAAAAGTTTCATATCTGAAGAGCCTATCGATAGAGCTGAACATCCCGACTTATTCGCGATGGGTGTAACAAAAGCTCAAATCGATGCGTTCAAGAAGTATAAGAAGATCGACCAAGACTATGAGAACCATAAACCTCGAGACGTTGAGTCAAGAGAGATACCACATAAGATAAAGGCTTCTAGGACAAGAGCTCTTAGGGTTATGCATGATACTGTACCAGCACGCGTCATACATATGATGCATCATATTCACGACTACGAAGGAATGGAAAGACTAAAATGATTAGTTTCAAAAATTATCTAAGCGAAGATATCAGGGTAGGAGATTTTCCTCGTGCGTCTAAGCTTATCAAGGCATACCTAGAAAAGCATATCGGTAAGACATACTACTTCCCAACCCCAGAGGTATTCATGCCTATGGGAGGAAAGAAGGGAGTTGGCATCAAGTTCTTCGTGCTCGGGAACAAAGCTATCCGCTTTAACTGGGAAAAGAGTATCTCTTCTTCTCTAGGACTAAAGTCTTTAGACTATTGGGATGGATCAGCTAAACCAGACGCTAAGGGTAACATCCACCCAACCAGTCATATTGTGTTTGACTCGCAGCAGTCATTGGTGAAGATACTGCCTTTCGTGGTTGACTACTTGTCCGGTAAGGTAGACAAAAAGGCTACCAGCTACATCGCTGAGGCGATCCAACTTGACGAAGGCTACACTAAGGAACAGGTAGCAAAGACTATCAAGAACAGCATCGAAGGCTTCAAGATGGGAGTCTCGATGAAGGACCAATACACCATGGAGAAGACGTATGGTCCTAAGCTTAGACAGGTCATCGACACGTTGAGAAGCTTGTACCCCGATGCTTTCTCAAAGAGCGGGATCAAGGTCATAGTAGACAAGAATCAAGCCGCTAAGTTTGATGCTGCTAAGGTTCTCCAGACCATGTTTGGAGAAAGCGGAGTAGAGTATGAGGTGAAAGCTGGTACACCTGAGACCTATGAAGTCAAGGGAGTCGAAGACGAAGACGTTGACAGGATGAACTATGAAGAGCAGCTTCAAAGCCTTAAGACTGGTATGAAGCTGTTGATGAGTAACGCTACGAATGCTATGTTCGTTGGTGGAAGAGGCGGTACAGGTAAGACACAGACCGTTGAAGACATGCTTCACGCTGCTGGTAAGACTGACGGAGAAGGATACTTCAAGATCACTGGCTCTGCGACCCCTGTCGGTATCTATCGCATCTTGTTTGATCACAAGAAAGACATCATCCTCTTTGATGACTCTGACTCAGCGTTGAACGATCAAGAAGGTCGTAACCTATTCAAAGCTGCGGCAGACACCAAGAAGGTCAGAAAGATTAGCTGGATGAAGGGCGGAAAGAACTTCGTCGACCCAGATTCCTATGATGAAGATGCAGATGACGATACGCTTCCAAGATACTTTGAGTTCACGGGTAAGATCATCTTCATCTCTAACTTGCCTCTCAACAAGCTAGATCCTGACGGTGCTCTACAGACACGCGGATACGTGTTGAACGTAGACCCCACAAACGAAGAGATCTATGATTTCATGTATAAGATCGCGGATAAGATCCCTCTTGAAGTCAACTATACGTTAAGCCTAGAGGAAAGACGTGAAGTGATCGAAGTCCTGAGATCAAGGAAGATCGCTGAGAAGAAAGCTAACCTTCGTTCACTCGTTCGAGCTCTCAACACGCGAGCAGGTATCGAACTTCAAAATGGTACCAAAGAAGAGTGGACCAAGTTCGTTAAGCTATACGCGTAAGAGAGGAAAGTTATGATCAGCTTTAGAGAATACTTAGAAGAATCCTACAAAAAGAAGTATGAATCAGCACCACAAGAAGTCAAAGACGTTGCTGATCATATGGCGATGCTTAAGAAGCAACCGACCGATACCCTGAAAAGGTTAGCGGCTCAAGCATCTAGGGTTCACAGCGGTACATCAAAGGCTGATCATATCAGCATCTTGATGAGGTCGAAGTTTGGTGCAAAGAAACTTGAGGCTCATGATAAACACTTCTTTGGTGAAGAAGTCTCTCATGTTGATGGTAAGGTAGAAAAGCTATCATGATCACATTCAAAGAATACTTAGATGAAAGTGCCGATGCTGCCTTAAAGAAGAAGGCAGAAGCATCAGGAGTATCACTCTCCACCCTTAAGACGGTCTATAAGCGAGGCGTTGCTGCTTGGAACTCTGGTCATCGTCCAGGAACTACACCTCAACAGTGGGGGATGGCACGAGTAAATTCGTACATCACCAAGGGTAAGGGAACTTATGGTGGTGCCGATAAAGATCTTCGTGAAGAGCATCTTGTGTTTGCGTTAGAAGAAGCGGTAGATGCTATCGATCAAGGCGAGTATGACTACGAAGGTGCGATGACGAAGACTCAACTCCAAACGATCTTACGATCAGCTGAAGAGTTGATAGAAGTCCTTAAGGACGATGAGAATATGCCTGAGTGGGTGCAAGCAAAGATCACTAAGGCTGAAGATTACATCTCAAGCGTAAGAGACTACCTGATGTCTCGTCGTGACCTTGGTGAAAGCCTTGAAGAAGACGCGAGGATCGATAAGAAGGCTTATCATAAAGGTGTCTCTGACTCGACCGCGAAGGCAAGGGTAGCGCATTGGAAAAAGATGGATAAGCTATCTGACAAAGATCCAAGAGCTTATGAGCCAGCTCCAGGTGATGCGACAGCTAAGACCAAGGAAAGCAAACACACTAAGAAGTACCGTGAACTTTATGGTGACAAAGGATGATGTCGCTTAAGGATTACATCGCTCGAGTGATCGATGAAGAGAACACTCAGGGAGACGAAGGTACCAGTAAGCTGACTAAGAACAGGATGCGGATGACTCCTGGGCAACCAGTCGTAGATGTTGAAAAATCAGTTGATCAAGATAAATCAAAGAATCAAAACGAATAAATAAGTTAGCACAACTTCTTATAGATGGAATAAATGAAAAACTTTAGTCAACTGATTAAAGAACTACCTGCAAAAAAGGTAGTCATGGCGTTTGGAAGATTTCAGCCTCCTACAACAGGGCACGAGCTTCTAGTCAACGCTGTCAAAAAGATCGCGTCTTCTCAGAATGCCGATCACATCATCTTTGCTTCACGCACGCAAGATAAAAAATCTAACCCTCTTCCAGTAGATAGAAAAGTCTACTACCTTAAGAGGATGTTTCCAAAAACAAAATTTGCCGCGGCAAGTGACACCATCCGCACCTTCATCGAAGCTGCTAAATTTCTATCTGGTAAGTATCAAAACCTAGTGATGATCGCAGGTTCAGATAGGGTTCAAGAGTATAAGACCATCTTAGAGAAGTATAACGGCAAAGAATTTAAGTTTGATACCATCGAAGTTGTATCGGCAGGTGAAAGAGATCCCGACTCTGATTCAGCAGCAGGTATGTCAGGTACCAAGATGAGAGAAGCTGCTAAGAACGGTGACTTCGCGATGTTCAAGAAGGGTTTACCAAAGGCGATGACCGAGTTAGACGGCAAACGTCTGATGAATGAGATTCGTGTTGGCCTCTCGCTCGATCCTGTCAAAGAGTCGATCACCTTTGAAAAGGATGAACTAAGAGAGAAGTACTTCAAAGAAGAGATCTTCTTGATCGGTGAGAAGGTCACTGATGGAGTAGAAGTATTTGAGATCGTTGACCGTAGAGCTAACTACCTTGCGGTAGTAGATGGATCTGGAAACATAAGCAAAAAATGGCTTAGTGATGTCGTGTATGCTAATGTCCAAGAAGACATCACGACAGGATCTATAGCGCAAGAGATAACGTACAAAGGTTATACAACCAAGAACTTCCATCACAGCGAAGATGCCGCGAAGGCTTTCCAAGATACGATCGCGAGAAGCTCTGGAAGAAGTCACGATCCTGTCGCTATACTGAACGCGCTTAAGGCGACTGACATCTACATGGGTCTTAATGACAAACATCTTAATGGAGAACAGTTTACTGACGAAGAAAAGAGTCAGTGGATCGAAGCACACGAGAAGGCTCGAGAGAACCTAAACAAGATAGGTGAATTTGAACACCATGAAGATTATTGGCATATGCACCAACATGAGTTAGAGTCTGCTCTGGTTGGGTACGGAGAAGCAGGTAAAGTCGAAGCGATGGACGAATCAGCGAAAGCAAAGGAAGCAACTTTAATGAAGTATACAGCAACCGATAAGATCAAGGTAGCCAAGATCATAGCGTCTTCATTGGGTGTACCTGATGTCGATAAGTCACAAAACCCAGAGATGCTTATCAACTCTGCGCTTAGGAAGATCAAGAACAAGCCGATGAGGCCAGAGTATATGGCTGTCGTCAACAAGATGCTGAAGACCGCAAGAGAAGCTGGCATCGAGTTTGATGAGAAGCTTGTTCCAGCAAAGGTAGAAGAAGCCATCACGGTAGTTCAGGGTGGAAGTATGGTAAAGCAAGGCACCATCATGATGCCTGACTTAGACCCAGAACGTGATCACATCAGGAAGAAAAAGATACGCTACCACCTCGGTGAAGAAGACAAAGAGGCTGACGACTTCGAAGATGACATGAAGGCGAACGATGACATCGATGAAAAAGACATCGACGATATGGTCAGTTCTCTGACAGATGATGACATCTTCTCGATGTATGACGACGAAGAACTCCACATCATCGATGATGATACAGGTGAAAAGATAGAAGAGGATGAGGACGAAGGTGAAGAAGACGAGGATGAAGACGAAGACGAAGATGAAAAAGAGATAAAGGAAGAAGCTCTCAACGAAGTCTTATCTAGAGCCGAGAGAATTAAAGCAAAGATGAGGTTTGCAAGGACTTCAGCTAAGAGAGAAAGAAAACTTAAGATCGCTATCCGCACAAGATCGTCTGCGACTAAGATCAACAAGAGAGCAAGACGTCTTGCAGTCAAACTCTTGAAGCAGCGTATCGCTAAGAAGCCCTTGAACACCCTATCTACGGCTGAAAAGGAACGCATCGAAGGTATCATCCAACGTCGTAAAGCTGTCATCTCACGTATCGCTCTACGTCTTGCTCCTAAGGTCAGAAAGATCGAGAATGATAGGTTGACACATAAGACCTTCACGAAGGGCTGATCATGATAAGCTTCAAGGATTATGCAGATAAGGCAAAGAACCTTCGCTATCACATCGAGAACGAGATCCCTTTATCAGAAAGTGTGTTTAGGGTAGGTTCTAAGTCTTACTTTGAGTTGTTCAGAGAGGCTCGCAGCCAGATGGAAGAAGGAGTCTACTCTCCTCAAGGGTTAGATAAGACTTTGCTCGAGCAGACAGACATCGGCAAATTTGACTTCTTTGAAGATAACCCTGTCCCTCTCGACTGTCCTATGATGGAAGAGGAAGAAGCAAAGAAGTTGAACAGCCCAAAGCGTGGTGGTCCAAAGAAGTATTATGTATACGTAAAGAATGATAAAGGCAACGTCGTAAGGGTCACGTTCGGTGACACTACAGGGTTATCAGCAAAGATCGATGATCCAGAAGCTAGAAAATCATTCGTGGCTCGTCACCAGTGCGACACGAAGAATGACAAGACGACTCCAGGTTATTGGGCTTGTAGGCTACCTTACTACGCTAAACAGCTTGGTCTTTCAGGAGGGGGAAACTTCTTTTGGTGAAGCCATATCTTGAAAGCGGGTCGACTAGGGTCTTTAAGGTAGAAGTCGATGATGATGAGTTGGTTTGGCATCGAGACGAAGAAGATAGGACGGTAACCATAAAGGGTGGAAGCGGATGGCAGTTTCAACATGACGATCAACTTCCATACGCGTTATGTATCGGTGACGTCATAAATATACCCGCGATGACCTTTCACAGGATAATAAAGACAAAGGTTGCTAAAGAAGATTTAGTGGTCGAGATAGAAAAACATAGGAAATAACCATGTCATTAAAACACATCATCAAGCACACCGAAAGCGAGATCGTATTCAAGTGTTACATCACAGATTCTCAAGGCGGTAGTGTCGACCTTAGCTTAGAGAACGACATGACGAAGCCTACAGAAGTATACACTGCTCCTACAAGTGTTCCAAACGAAACTGGAGGAGACTTCGTCGAGTATACTGGATCAAGAGTATTCATAACTGGAATTTGGTGGGGGTTAAAGAAAGATAAGCAACTCGATATCACGCGGATAGTTAACCCTGTTGACCCAGTGCTTCATGGTCACTACTACCTCATAGGTGCTGGAGCATATGAGTATGGAGACTTCACTGATCGAGTGTACGCGAACAAAGATATAAGACTAATCTTTGATGGTCCTGGACACTGCATATTAAGACTTCGTAAAGCAGGATGGACTTCTAAGTTAGAGACTGCACAATTTAGTGTTTATGATGACGTAAACGCTGTAGGTTCATAAAGAGGATAAGGTATGGAACAACTAGCACAAGCGATGAGAACTGTCTTAGCTGACTCGTTCTTGATGTACTTTAAAGCTCACGCGTTTCACTGGAACGTAGAAGGCGTGAT